TAACAAAGTTCGTTATCGATTTCAACCGTGGTAACATCACCTTCTGTAAACATTAGGTCACCTTGTACTACTCCGCCAATGCCCAATTTAGACAAGTATTTCAATGCCTGTGATAACTTGTTAGCCAGCTCTGGTTTGTCACCATAAAAGTCTAAAATATCTTCTTGGTCTTTGCATATTTTAGGTTGAGCTTTAGCAAAAACGCTTTTGGTGCCTACGAAAAATTTACTATCTGCAGGATCGATGCCGCAGATGATTGCAGGACTACCGTCCCACTTGACTGTTAATTGAGTTGTTGTTCCTACACCGTCAGCTAGCATTTGACGTAGACTTTCTACATAATCTAACGCAGCTTGGGCTCCTGCATACCCACTGTTAAAGATTAAATCTTCGAGATGTTCCAGGTGTGTATTTTTGGCTGATTCAGTCAGCATCCACGGAGCAGGTTGATTTTTTACTTCAAATAGTTTCATTAGACAGCTACCGATGGGTTAGTTATTGTGTTAGCAGCCATTTGCGCATTTTGTCGGTTTATGGTATATTTGCGTTCAAGCCAAGCCAGAGCTTTTGGATCTTTAACCACACTATTGCCATCTGCTCCGTACCAATTTCCGTCTTGTTCGTTTTTAGTGACAATATCGCCTGAGTTTAATTTAATCTGATTAGGTTGTAGTCCTTGTGGTTTAGGACGCCCGTCTGGGTAAGCCACCCTGCCTGTAAGTTTGTCATATTGCACCTGAAGTTCCTTAGCACGTTCTGGTTTAATCTTTTCACCTGTGTGGTCATCTCTCCAACTACCGTCTTGGAATCTGCGATAGGTGTACGTGCCAGATGCTCCGATTGCAGTAAGTTTACTACTACTAGAATCCCACGACCATTGATCAGGTTGTACTTGTAATTGATATCCATCTACTGGAATGTTTAACTCTGCTATTTTTTTAGCAATTTCTTTTATCTTGGCATCACGTTTAGTTTTGTCAGCATATAAGCCAGTTTGCGGAATAGCTTTGGCAATTTCAGCCATAGAACTTTTTCTATTTTGTTTAGCACGTTGTATTAGTACATCAACAATACGATTATCTTTAGATACTGTATTAGCCATTGTTCCAGCAGGTGCTTGATATCCAGCTACACGCACACCAGACTGGGCTAGTCTTGAAGCAACATACTCAGCACCCTCTGCAGGTGCTCTATTTTTAACTAATAATTTTTGAATTTCAGCTAATGAAATTGCCGGTACGGCTTCTTCTGCTTCTGCTACTTGACTCTTAGACCAATTACTGAATGACGACTTAGCCGCAGGCGCAGTTTGCGCTGTTGCCTGACGCTGTTTAATTAAATTTAATGCATCTGCTAGAGTTTTATCTAAGGCAGCTTTAATTTTAGGATCGTTAGTTAGTGCTTGTTCACCTTGTGCATTACTATATGCGGCTGTTTTACGAATATCATTATAACCAGCTTGTTGTTTTGCTTTGTTTAGCACACCTTTCATTTGATTAGCTGCGCCGGGCGCAACTACATCACCTAGACCTTTAGCAACCCCACCAGCTACTGCGCCAGCCATACTACCCAAAGTGCCTAATACACCTTCGTTTAATACTTCTTTAATCTTCATCTTTCATTTTCCTAATGCCGCGGCTAAATTTCAGTGGGTCCTGCCCTTTAATTGCGTTCAATAGTCGACGTTCTAATTCGCCTGCTTGCTCGGCATCGTAGTTTTCACGAATGTGATTGATAAGGTTAATAGCACCGTTGATAATGTTATTGGCGCGAGATTCTATGAGATTGGCCTTATCCTTATGTACCAGTAGCTCGTCAAGCTCTGTTAGAATACTGCGGGTGCGTTTTTGCAAGGTCTTACTCCAATTTAGTATATTTATCGCAAGATAGATTTTATTTTATCATATAATTTATGATCATTGAGATAAGTTTTATTCATGTATTCTAATTTAGAAATATTTCTAATTAATGTAAGATTTTGATTTAATCGATCATAGAATTGTTCCTTAAGTACTATTTGGCGGTCTAAATCATTAATTAAATCTAAATTTCTTAATACTGCTTCTACACATCGTTTTCCTGGATGTTCAATATATTGATAACTATGATCAATGATATCGTCAAATATATCTAATCCAAGTTTAGCGGCTGTTTCAGCTGACTTCCATCCTCCTACCCAAATTAAAAAATGTCCTGAATATATAGACATAATAGTTTTTTCACTAAGATGATTGCCATTTTCAAAAAATGTGGGTTCTGTTATTAACGATAGTGTCGCATCTTTAAATAACTGATTATACAAACATTGATCAAAATAAGCAGTATTATCTAACATACTATCATGAAACCCGCTGGTCCTACGGTCACCCTGGCCTATCCAACGTTTAGCCAGCGTATTTGATGTATCGATAGCATAATCAGTTCCATGTAAAAATTCATCTAAGGCTATTTTATCACATTCGTCAGTTGAATATAATATATCTTGTGGAGACATCAAATTGGCTAATGTAGTTGACAAAATTTGTCTATTAGGTCTGATTTTGTTCATCATGGCGGTTAACTTTTTTGTAGGCCTAACAGTTGGTACACTTGTCCAATCCGGAAACTTCGTTAAGAACTCTTTAGATTCTGTAATTAAAAAATTATTTGTGTATACCGCGTGTTCTTTAGAAAAGTCATCAAAACACATATAACTATCAAACACAAAAATTTTTTTAGTATGATCAATATTAGCTGATTGAAATAAATCAAAAATGGAATTTTTAAAATAAGCTTCTTTACCCTTTATACTTGTTCGTGCATCACTAACTATAGGCATATGATCCTCAACAAATATTATATCACTGTGAACGAACTCACTATCTAAAGATGTAGTGTGGGGGAATATTGTAGGATAATTCATATTGTCTTGTTACCTTAGCTTGAATAGTTATTATTCTAAAAAGCAATGTATTTATTAAATCATTCTACTTTTTTAAGTCCAGCCAACATACTTTTAAGTTTACTGCTGTTTACTTCTGCATTGATTTTAGGACTGTCGTCTTTGACTGTAGACCCAGTTTTGATGTTGTTTAATACATTATTGACATTACGTGTTGCACCAAGATTGTCGCCCGACATATCTTCGCCTTCGTCGGTGATACGCATAGTTTCGATGTTGTAGGTCAAGTCAATTTTATGTCCTACACCTGTTGAACTACGTGACTTCATACACTGTAGTTGATACTTACCGCGTTCTTTCATAGCACGACTTGTAAAGATACCAAACACGTTATCAGCTGTGTTGATCTTACTAATACCACCAGCAATATGACTATGGTCAAATTCAATTTCTTCAACGGCACTACGATTCAACTGTGACGCAGTTACTAGCAAGACATTAAGTTCTTTAGCCAAGTTACGTAGTTCTTCTGCTACATATTTGTCTTTGATAAACTGATCGTTGGGATTAACTTTAACACTCACCGGCATGACCAAATCTAAATAGTCTACCATAACAAAGTCCACACGAATACCAGTTTGAATCTGTACTTCTTTTAAGTAACTGCGAATGTCGTTGACTGTGCTCTGTGCCGGAAATCCTTTAACTTGATATTGTCCAGACTTCTTACCTACCATCTTAACTTTAAGTTCAGTTGTGTCAATGTCTTTGCGAATGTCTTTAGTACTCATACCTGTTAACATAGCATCAGTTCTAAGACTACATAGTTCTTCACTTAACTCTAAAGTCACATACACACCACTGAGTCCGGCCTGTAGCCAACTAAGTGCAATGTTCATCATAACCAAACTCTTACCTGAACCAGAACCTCCAGCAAAAATGTTTAGCTCGCCACGACTAAAGCCACCGTAAAGTATCTTATCCATCTGAGGCCAGCCTGTTGACACTTGACCACCACTGTTAAAGTACTTGTCAATACGTGCTCTAGGATCATTAAAATAGTTTGTGCCCATGTCTTTGGTTAGACTAATCTGCACTGCATCTTTGATCAATTTCTCAACTGGATCATAGTCACCTTTTTCTAATAGATCAGCTGCGGCCAAAATAGCACGACTGATTTCTTGTTGTTTAGTAAAGCCTTCAAACTCAGTCATAAACCAATTATAATGATCTTCAGTTAGATCCGGTACGTGTTTAAGTGTGACTGTGGTCACTGCTTGTACTTGATCAATAGTAGGCAGTGTTCTATATTCGTCACTGTGCTGTTTGATAAATTTAGCTGCTTCACGTAGACTTCTATCGAAGTTTTCGGGATTATAGATGTTTTGTACCCGCACGTAACTCTGCGGGTCTTGTAACATCATTTCTAAAAATAATTTTTGTAAATCGCTTGTATATTCTTTAGCCATAATTAATTATATAATCTTTTCTTTGTGTTTGCAATTATTTCCGTGCCATCTGTTAAAATTTGTATTACTAACTTCTTTTTGACAATGTGGACATTTATTTTTTATTAGTGCTCGTTCTTTTGCTTTCTGCGATTGCAGTGCTTTTGTTTTAATAGATACCAGTTTACCTCGATGAATATCACCTATTTTTTTACATGTATCTAAAGACCGTTTTTTTCCTGTATTTTTGGCAACTCTCTTAGCAATAGTCTCCGGTGATTGTGTTGTTCCTGTCCTTGCTTTACGAATTTTGTCCTTTGTACTGGCAGACAATGCTCTGCCTGATTGGGCCAACGACATTTTTTTTAATGTGTCTTTTGTAAATTTTTTTCGTTTCTTACCTGTGTGTGCATCTGATATCTTTTGTTTTGTTTCGTCCGAATGAACTCTTCCAATTGTACTCTTAAATCTTTTCTGTCTATAATGGCAATTTTTATTTAATAAAAGAGGATTATTCCATTGCTCATAAATTAATTTTTGTTCATAATCATATGCATCATTACCATTATCAAATTCTGCAACTACTATCCATTCAAATTCGTCAAATATAGGATTAACTTTTTTTGATGATGTTCTATACTTCACTAAGTCATCTATTCCAGAATCTGTATTTTTCTCTCGATAGCCAATGTAAATTTCCCTTGATACTTTATGTTCACCTTTGTATACGTAAGGTTTTGCCTTCATAATGTCATCCTCTTATAACATTATTTATCAAACATTCTCTTTGAAAGCAATTTAATTTTTAATGCTGACGATTCTCGAGCTTGTAAAATTGAGGCTAACACGAACAGCTTACCATATTTAACCACAGCATCACTAATGTCCTTGCAGTCTGTGTCTTCTTGCCAAACAGGAAATGCTACACTCCATCCATACTTGATGGCTGCATCTACTAACTTACTGCCACTCTTATCAGCATCAGCTACTACAATAACTTCACGGCCAAGTGCGTCAATTATGTCAGCTTGAACATCACTGACTTCATTGCCCAGCACTGCTACCCCATCTATGCTCATTGCATCAAATGGTCCTTCACAAACAACGACAAACTTCCAATCATGCAGTTGATTGTTGGTATTGAACACCATATTAGGTTCATAATGGCTGTAATACTTAGGCTTAACTCCATCAGTAAAAGCACGACTGGTATAACCTATAGTCCGTCCTTCCCAAATCATAGGAATAATCACACGTTGATGTAGGCTGTGCTCTGTTGAGTCAGTCCAATAAAAGTCATATTTACCAGTGTTAATTTTACGAGCCTTAACATAGTCAACTGCTGAATTTAACAGTGAAGGAACATTATTAAAGTCATCTAATAGATGATGTGTTAGCAGTTGCTGAAAACTTACTGCATCTTTTGGTAATTCACGAACTTTAAACTCAATCTTTTCTTCTGGTTCTTTTACCTGTTCTGGTGCTACTAGGTCTTTGATACGGATAGCTTCAATTACTAAGCGTTTAACATCACTGTCTGCTGCACCCATCCAGGATAATAGTTTACGAAACTTAAATGTTAAGTGCCTACCTGGTTGATAACTGGCTTTGAAATTACAATTAAAACACGAATAGGAAATATTACCGTTATCATCAATATGAATTCCGCCACGGCCTCGGGTATCTGTAGTTTGTCCGTTGTGTGCGCAGCAAACAGCATTTCCTGAAATCCAGCCAGATGGACTCGTTTTAGTTTTTCTACCTAATTTCCATAAATTCACAGCAAAGTCTGATACAATTTTAATCAATGCGCTTTACTTTCCAGTTATTGTTATCTTTACGAGTGCGAGTTGTAACTGTATTATTATAACACTTTCTATATGCATTAAACAACTGCCAATAGCCTATTTTTAATTCATTTTCGTATAATTTGGCAAAATCTTTTAATCCCAGGTCAGTTTCCCAAATTTGACCATTAGGTGATTCTATTAGATATTTGCCTTTATGTGCGTCACTCTTGCGTTTTTTTGTTTCTTCTGTATCCGGATTATTTGCATATCGACACAGTTGGCCTTTACTACAATTAGCACTTCGTTGTTCTTTTTTCTTAGGACTCATCGTTCGATGATGTTTAAGTGCCAATTCTTTTGCTAACACAGGATCTACACCATCTCCTCCGGTTGTCATATTATATCCCTCAGTAACAGAATTATAGTATTGTATCCAAAATATTTCTCGTTCGTTTAACTGTTCTTTAGTCCAAGTATCATCTTGTTCTATTATTTCAAACTTCATATTTTGCCAGCTATATTTTTTGATAGCGTTAGCAACCTTTCTGTCTGTTTTATCGTACTTTTCTAACTTTTTATACCATTTTTCCTTTTCGATAAATGGTATTGAAGATTGACCCACGTAAACTTTAGATGACGGTGATGTTATTAGATAAATGAATTTTGACATATAAGTATTTATGTCAACTTGCAATTAAAACAAATTCTTTTTAGCAGGCAGTAGGCTTTTAACAAAGTCAGAGATGATATTCAGCATATACTATATTATATGCTAATTGTTAGTTTAAGTCAAGAGATTTGATTAATAAACGTTTGAGATAACTTGCATTTGTCCGGCCGCACCCCAATTGTCATCAGTGTATGCAGGTAGTGTTAAGTTACCTACTGCTGGCCCAGTGTAGCTCACTGTGTAATTGTAGTATTCTTGTGTTAGGTTCGCAACGTTTGCTTGGTCCAATGTAACCGTACCAACCGAAGTAGTTATACTAGTGATATTAGCAGTAGTCGACCATACCGTTACATTACCATCTGTCAGCGCAAATGTAAAATCTCTACTTACAACATTAGCAGGCTTTTGGTCATTGTTTCTAAATTGAATTGTGATAATATTGTCAATATTTTTATAAACTTTCACTGTTCTGCTATACACGATTCTATTCCTTGTTTTAATTGTGGGATCATCATCCAATACTTGAACCTCGATAATATTTTCATATAAATATGAAGTAATTTTAGACATAATAACTAATCCTGTTTATGTATTTATAGTATCAACGGAAGTTTATATGCATTATTATATCGGTAAGGGTAAGAAAAATCGAGCATACCAAAAACATTCATGTTCTGTTCCAACAGACTCGGCTAATATTATATTTCTTGAAACTAATTTATCCGATATAGGCTCACTTGCACTCGAACGACGTATGATTAGCTGGTATGGAAGAAAAGATCTAGGAACCGGTATATTACTTAATAGAACAGATGGCGGCGATGGCGCATCGAATCGTTCTATAGAAGCTAAACAAAAACAATCGGATAAGATGAAAGGCAGAACGAGTCCTAAACTAGGAATTCCAACCGGGCGCAAGTTAGTGTATTCCGATGAAGCAAAGCAAAAAATGTCTATTGCTAAATTAGGAAAGGCACGGGCGGCATTTACTGCCGAAACTAAAGAAAAAATGTCAAAATCAGGTAAGGGCAGAATCTTTACAGGCCAGCACCGCGAAAAATTAGCAGAATCTAATAGAAAAAGATGGGCTGCAATTAAAACTGCGAGTTCTGCTTAACACTAAATAAACTGAATAGTTAGTGTTTATACGGAACCCAATGGAAGATAGTTACAAGAATTTATTAGATCAATACCCGTTTTTAAGTTATCTTACCTATGGCGGCAATGAATATATAGGCATCATACAGAACAGTGATGAAATTATCACTACTATCTATGACTATGCCTTACTAAAGACTCTAGACCAAAAAGGTCGTTATTTAGAACTAGCAGATCAGTGGTGGTGGGAAAGTAATAGATTAATACCGATCAATGTGTTTTTAAAACAGGATTGGATAGAGTTTAGAGTTTGCTTAAAGACATTCAACAGCAAGGACGTAATTATACAGCACGGTCCTTATATCAGTCTTAAAGAAATTGCAAACAAACGCAGTAAGCGTCGTAGTATTACCTTAGTTAGGAAGATGTAAGTAAGTTAAGGTTTATCACAACCAATTGCGAATACGCAATCGAATGACTTTTCTTAAAGTAATAAGTATCATCTGCAGGTCGATCCCAAACAGTTTCTGCAACTTCCTTCCAAGTCTTACCAGCTAAGTGTCTTTTTGCAGGACGTATAATAGCCAAGAACATAGCCAGTCTAGCAATAGTGTCCACAGGTTCGGGCATCTGTAATAACAGATCATAGTGCCCATTAACATGCATTAGTTTTGCACAGACTTCTGGATCATATAATCGAGCCCAATCCGGCTCTCGCATCAACTCTATTAGGTGAGTTTCGTCACGTACCTGCTTGTATAGATTTACATTAAGAAAGTCTAATTTAACATAGCCACGGTCTTCAGCTACATCATAGTCTAAACTTGCCTGTCCGGTAAATGGATCTTGCGGAATGTCCGTTACATAGATTCCAGACGCATGTTTTCGAAAATTACCATTGGTTAGTATGCTCGCAGGTACATGATCTATTAAATTCAATATCTCTGTTCGGTCGGCAAAATCTATATCTATATCACTTTTAAATTTCATAGTCGTTCTACTCTCATACCAGGCATGTCAGCAAATGGATCCTGTGGCTGTTGTTTAGCATCATGCAACTCTCCAACTTGCTTTTCTATTTTATCCACGGCAAATTTCATCAATAGTAGTTCAGTTTGTACATTGACCAAATCACCTTTAATTTCATGTAACAGATCACGCAGTTCTTGGTCAATCATAAGCCTGCCGCCTTTAAGATCATCTTGATCCATTCGGTATCAGCTACATAGTCTTTGAATCGACGTTG